AGGTATATGTACTGAACGGCTTCATGGCTCGGTATTTAAGGCCGAGCCATGAAGAATGTCAATCCTAGCCGAACTTGCCCACAACCTCGGAGAACGCCACCCCGGTGTTGACCGCGACGAAGTTCAGGAGGATGAAGTTGATCGACCTGGCCGGCTTGATGTAGATGTCGCCCACGAACTGGTTCGAGTCGATCACCTGGCCGGTGTTGTTGGTCTCGTCGCAGACCACGAGGAAGTCCGTGATGCCGCGGCGGCCCTTGACGTCCCGGAGGTACGGGTTCACCAGGTTCTTGAACTGCGACCGAGTGAACTGGTCGTTGAACTCGAACAGGGTGAACTTCGCCGCTTCGGAGATGGCCTTCTCCAGCACGATGAAGAGCCGGCGGACGTTGATCCGGTTGAAGGCGGAGGGTTTCGCCAGGAGGGTCCGGTCCCCGAAGAGGATCGTACCTTGCCCCGTGAAGGACACGACCGGGTTGACACCCTGCGGGTACAGGACGTCTCGCTCGGCCTTCTTCGGGTTGTAGGCCAGCTTCGCGATGTTCTTGATCTGCCCCCGGTTGAAGCCGGCGGGAGACCACCACGCGTCGTTGGTCTCGTCGGTCCGTACGCAGAGGCCTGCCATGTCCCCGTTGAGCGGGATCCACCGGAAGACGTCATTGTAGCGGTCGTACATGTACTTGTAGCCGGAGTCGAGGAAGGCGTAGCTGGTGCTCCGGAGGTTGTTCCGGAAGCTCAGGATGCTGGTCGACTCGCTGCCGACGTTGTCCACCACCGAGCCCTTGTCCGGGCTGATGAACTGGACGCAGTCCTTGCGGACCTCGACCAGGTTGTCGGTGATGTAGTTCGCCAGTTGGCTCGACTGGATGCCGCCGACGGACTTGCCGGTCATGACCAGGCTGATGTCGACATCCTCCGTCGACAGGAATTGGTCATAGCCCCGAGCCAGGACCGAGATGGCCACGTTGGACTCGCTGGCTCCGTCCGCGCCGCCCTGGAAGACGGTGCTGAGAGGCGCGGTGGCCGTCGCGTCCGCGAGGTTGGTCGCGGTGTTGGAGATGGCCGCCGTGTAGTCGTTGGTCCACCAGACGTAGGCCGAGCGGTCATTGATGACCTGCTTGTAGTAGTTCGACCCGCCGTCGACCGCCTGGGCGTCCGTCGCCCGGGAGACCGACTTGTAGACCTCGAGGACCGTGCCCGAGACGCCGGTGAACTTGCCCTTGTCGTCGACGATGACCACGTGCATCTCATCGTGAGCTGCCGTGTTGCCCTGGTTGGTCTGGTACTCGCTCGTGCCGGGAGCCACGCCGACCAGGCTGAAGAACTCCCAGTACCGGGTGATGTTCCCATTCGCGTTCGAGACGTTCGAGTGGAGCCGGTTCTGGTCAGTGAAGCGGACCGTGATGGTCGCCGTGCCCGTGGTCGAGTTGCCGCTCGAGTCCGTACCCGGGGTGTAGCTGACGTTCGCCACTTTCAGGTACTGGATGCCCGTGGTCGTGTTGCCCACCTCGAGGACGTCGGTCACCGCGATCGCGCCCGAGAGCGAGAGAGCCGCGGTGTTGGCGTTCGAGATCGAGTTGCCGGAGACCACGAAGGTCGCGGTGTTCGAGCCGGTGTTGGACGCGAAGGTCGTGCCCGAGGCACCGTAGGTCGCCAGGTTGAACGTCTGGGTGTAGTTGTTGGGAGTGAAGCAGCTCGAGACGCGGAGCGTGTTGCCCAGCTCACCCGGCCAGCGGGCGATGTACTGGATGTCCGTGTCGAACGTCCCATCCTTGGAGACGTACTCCGCGTCAGTCCGGACGATGTGGGCCAGGGTGTTGGAGACCGTGCCGCTCTGGTTGGCGTAGGCCGTCGCGGCCGAGACCGAGACGTTATTCGAGGTCGTGTTGGCCACGCGGACCACGTAGGCCGCGCCGCCGTAGGCGAGGAACGAGGCCAGAGTCAGCCAGGTCTCGGCATTGAAGGTCGTCGGGGTACCGAAGCGAGTCGTCAGCGGGCTGCCGCCCGGGCCGTCCTCGCGATCGATCAGGACGCGCTGTCCGATCGGGCCCCAGCGAAACACGCCGGCCATCGCACCGCGAGACGTCGAGACGTTCGGGACGATCGTCGTGAGGTCGATCTCACGGACGGTAATACCCGGTGACTGTGGAAAGCTCATCTGTTCCCTCTCTCCCTAAAGACGGAGTATTTATGAACTCACAATCTTGACGATAGGGCATTTGACCTAGATACGCGATGACGATGAGGGGGAAGAAGCACTCCCTGGAGACACGAAAACTCCAGCGGAAGCGGAAGATCGGGACATATGTCGGCGACAAGAACCCGATGTGGGGACGCCGACACTCCGAATCGGCCAAGTCTCGGATCTCAGACTACCGGAAGGACGCCTGCTGGGTCCACCGAGCCGGGACCTGCAAGTCAGTCCCCAAGTCCGCCCTTTCCCTGTTCATCCGCGAAGGCTGGAGTCGGGGGAGGTGGCCTCGAGGCCGCCGTCGGTGGATGACCAGCCCGGAGGGGCGTACGGCTTTGGTGCCGGTGAGACTCGTTCCCCTCCGAGAGGCCGAAGGTTGGGCCCTTGGGCGCCGGTTTACATAAGTAGTGAAACCGGATAGATTCGGGAAGATTTTCAGAGGAAGACTGAGATGTTGCTGAAGGAAGCCCAGGAGAGGACCACCAGGTACGACCACCGGTTCGGGAACGCAGGTCCCCAGCTGCCGGGCGTGCAATACGACTCAGACGCGGATCCCGCCACGGACTCGGCGGCGTTCGACCAGCTGGGTCCCAAGACCCGCGAGGTCATGCGGAACATGCCGGTCCGCTGGTCGGCCCGGAAGACGCTCGACGCCATGAGGGGTCAGCGGATGGACCCGAGGAACCCGCAGCACGACGACTACATGGCCCAGATGCTGCTCAAGAACCATCCCCACGTCATCAAGATGATGCGGGACATCGACAACCAGACCCAGGGCCTGACCATGCGAGAAGCCATGGAGCTCTCCGAGGCGAGCTACTCGGCGAAGGCGGCGGCCCACGGCAAGGACATCGGGCAGAAGGGCAAGAACTTCTCGAAGATCGCGGCCGGCGCCGCCGAGAAGTACGGGTCCAAGGAGGCCGGCGAGCGGGTCGCCGGCGCGGTCCTCGCTAAGATCCGAGCCAAGCACGGAGGCTGATTTGCTCCTCGCCGACATCTTCATGCTGCTCGAGGGTGACGTCATCCCCTTCCGGAAGAAGCGTCAGGAGCTGGGCCCGCAGGACAAGGTCAAGTTCCGACAGATCTCGGGTGTGACCTGGGGCGACGCCCACAACACGATCGAGAAAGAGGCTCCCGGCCTCTCGGCCAAGTTCCCGGCGAAGGCCCCGGTCGCGGCCCACGTCATCCACGTCAATGACAAGCTGTACGGGTACATGATGACCCACAACCACACCGACGCCGGCGGGAAGCCTTACCGAGTGGACACGGCCTTCGACCTCCACGGCAACAAGATCCCGATGAAGAAGGCCTCCCTTACAGACCTGTTCCAAGTCTGATGCTGCTCCGCGAAGCGCTCGCCATGACGGAAAATGAAGACGAGATGGCCAATTTTCGTCGGGACGAGCTGATGAAGGCTGCCCAATCACGGCTCGACGGCAACGGACCTCGAGAAGCCGTGCACCTCCAGTCTGCTCGGACAAACATACCCCGCGTCGAATTTTACTCCCAAGCTAAGCAGGTCTACGAAGCCCACGGTCTCACATTCAAACCAGTGAGCCACCCGTTCAAGCCGCCGGGCGCGCTCATCGGCAAGGGCTCCCCGACCAAGAAGCACGTCCCCCTCGTCTGGGAGAACATGCTCGGGACGGTCAATGCTCGACACCGGACTGAGGGTGAGAGGTATTTTGATTTCCACTACGAGGCGGCGCACGCCCACGCCGAAGTGGGCAAGCACAGCGACCTGAGGATCGCGAAATCTAAGGAGAGCTACCAGGGTTGGCCTAGGAAGGGGAAGGTCGCTCTCTGGGGAATTCCTCCTAGTTGAGTTTCCCATAGAGGCGCTCGAAGGCAGCCTCTTTTTCCCAGTCGCCCCAGTCCGGCTCCGGGTCTCGGTTCTTCTCGTCGTCATCCATGAGCCAGCGCCAGTCCTCGCCCTTCGTGGCGACCGGGTTGTTGCTCTCGCTGGCCCCGCCATCATAGATGAACCCGAAGGGAGTCATCGACTCCTCGATCTTGTCCTTGTTCAGGTCCATCACCTTCTGACGGACATTGACGTCGGTCAGGTCCTTGATGTAGCCCTGGTCGACCATCCAGCCGAACATGACCAGACACATGGCCACGTCGTCGTTGCCGTCTTCGGCCGCGTAGCTCTTATTCTTGACGACGAACCGGCGCAGCTCCTGGATCGCGTCCGCGTCGCAGACGAAGAGCTGGTCCTGCTCGACCAGGCTTTTCAGGTTGGTGCAGCCCACCCTCTTGGTCAGGATGTTCATGTCCAGGCCCAGCTTGGTCTTAGCCGCGTGGCTGATACCCTGGCCGCCCTTGGTCGACCCCTTGTGGCGGGCCGTCGCGACTACGTTCTCATATTCATAGTCATTCTGGAGAGTCCTGGCGACGTCGCCCCCGAAGTTGGACTCGACGAGCACCATCGCGTTGTGGTAGGCTCGACCCAGGTCGAATAGGACACCCGGGTAGGCCATCGTGTCGATGTTCCGGTTCCTGTAAACGGCCGCGATCTGGTAGGGGGCCTGTGTAATGTCGAACACGACCGCCGCGGAGCAGTCCCCTCCGAGACCCTCCGCCACGTCGGCGGTGATGCAGTACATCCTCCCCTTCTCGGGGTACTGGTAGAGCTTGAGGTGGTCGGTCGACTTGATCGGCTCCGTGTGCCTCATGGCCATGAGCTTCGAGCCCGTGATCAGGGTCCGGCTCGAACCCACGAACTCGGCGCCGTACTCTTGGTTGAAGTAGTCCTCACCGTACCTGGCGATGATGCCCTGCTTGAATGCCTGGTCACGGCCGGGCACGTCGTCCCACTTGATCTCGACCCAGGCGAAATTGGTCCGGTTCTCGACCGCGTCGGTCCACATCTTGTGGAAGAGGTTGAGGCCTCGAGGCGTCGAGGTGATGAAGGTCTTCGTCGTCTTACCCGACGAGATGGTCGGCATGACCGACTTGACGAACTCCTCGGCCACGTGGCTCGCGACGAACGCGAACTCGTCCAGGTAGATGCAGTTGTAGACGTCGCCTCGAGCCGACCCGCCCGAGGTGGCCGAGGCTCGGATGAAGCAGCCCGTCTCGATCTCGATCCGGCCCTTGTTCCACTCCTTGACCCCGTGCTGGAGCCACTCAGGCAGGTTCTCGTACATGTCCTTGATGACCGCGAGCACGTCTCGGGCCTTGTCGCCCTTATGGGCGGCCACCAGGATCCCATAGTTCTTGTTGAAGAGGATGTGCCAGAGCAGGACCGCTGAGACGCAGGTGGTCTTGCCGCACTGCCGGGGGAGCTTGACGATGACGTCCCGGCAGGACATCATCTTGTCGAGCATCTCCTTCTGGTAGAAGCGGGTCTTGAACAGGACCAGCTCCTCGAAGTCCACGTTCTTGATGTAGACGTAGTGCTCGACGAAATAGAGCGGGTCCATGTGGCACTTGATGAACTCGCGCTGCTGGTCCGGCGTATAGGATACGCTGGTGCCGGCCTTGCGGACCCGGGGATTGCCTTGGAAGCCTACGGAGTAGCGCGCCACTATTTCTTCTCTGGGAACTTGAAGCCCTTGCGACCCCGGAGGTGGTAGATCGTCTCGGCGTCGTGGTAGAGCCGGTTGAAGTCGTCTCCCGCCGCGCTCCTGAGAGCGTGCTGAGGTAGCTCGGGGTGCTGGTCTCTCATGTACGGGTGCCAGTGAAGGGCATAGCTCTCATGTTCAATCCCCTCGCCATCGTCGTATTCTGGGTAGTGACGGATGGTGAACACCGGCTCCTTGGTGTGCTTGTTCTGGAGCGTGTAGTTGCCTTCGTCGTCGTAGTCGTCTTTGAGCTCGAGGTGACCGTCCTTGCCCGAGGTGTATCCCCGGTCAATCTCATTCAGGTGTTGCCGGAAGGTCTTCATCCCTTTTTCTGAAAGCCTTCCCGGAGCCGCTTGGTGATGTGCTCGTTTGCCTGGTCCTTGAGCTCCATCCACTCCGGGTGCTCATGACCCATGATCTGCTGTGCCCGGTGCCAGGGAACACCCGCTCCGTAGTCTTGGTGCTCTACATCAAACTCAGAGGCGTGCTCGCCCGGAGTGTCTCCCTTCGGTATCAGGTGCGGCGCCGGGTGGAATTCGTAGACGGTCCTGACTTTCACGTACCTGCCGATGGGCTCACCCGTCTCCGGGTGGTGGATCTCCCCCTCCTCGGGGTCCGGTGACTCGTAGTTAAACTTGGTATGTTTCTCGTCCGCTTCAAGAAGATGCTTGAGCTTCACCCTGGATCTCCCTGGTCTTGTCCTTGACCATGTCGAGCAGCTCGGCCGACGTCACGATCAGGGTGTTGTTCACGGTCCGGGGCCCGTCGAGCTGACCGGTCTGCCGGGAGTCTCCGAGCAGGACCTTATTCTTCTGCGCCAGGTTGACCAGGTCGGTGTGGCTCTCCACCGCCGTCTTGATCAGGTTGGACAGGACCTCGTAGGCCCGGGCGTGCTGGCTCAGTCGAGCGATGGCCGCGAGCTCGTTGATGGCCGTCTCCGTGACCCCGAGCATCCGGTGGATGCCGTCACGGGCGGTCTCATAGTCGTCCTTGTCCGCCCGGGGTAGGACCTCGACCTTCTCGATGTTTTCGAGAGGATCGATGCCCAGGGTCCGGTCGAGGGGGTCTGGAATACCTTGCATTAGCCTATTTACTTTTTGCCTGCAATTGGGTAGATTTCATCACATAATGTTCATGAAAGGGGAAAGAATGGCCAAGCCAAAGTACAAAGTCGGGGACATCATCTGGATCGCGGACTTCGACAATGGGGAGGAGGTCATCCCCCGGGAGAAGGCCCGAATCCTGGCCTTCGAGAACGGGATGTATATGGCCGAGGTGACCCCGGAAGGGGAGGACGACGACGGCCTCCGGGAGTTCTCCGAGGACCAGGTCGAGGGGCTCGCCGAGGAGACCGACTGGACCCCTGGCCAATCGTAAACAAAAAAGTGCGTACGAGTGAAAAGTACGGTTGACTTTATTCCTAGGTCGAAGTACTAATCAAAAGCAGGGTCGGTCTGGACCCACTAACAGGGAGCTACAAAATGAGCCACGAACTCGAGTCAATGGCATGGGCCGGCGAAATCCCCT